CCATCCGCACGTCTCGCAGATGTCGATGAGCGTCAGCCCGGCTGCCGGCAGCGTGACGCCATTGGCCGCATGGGCTTTAGCCCATGCGACCCAATTCATATCCATACTGCCGTATCCAGCTCGGTATACCTGAGCCCCAACCTGAGCCCGAACCTGAGCCCCAACCTGAGCCCCAACCTGAGCCCCAACCTGAGCCCAAACCTGAGCCCAAACCTGAGCCCAAACCTGAGCCCCAACCTGAGCCCCAACCTGACTACCAGCGATCGCTGCGCCGCTTAGCAGCGACGCAGCGATCAAGCCCTGGTGGGGACTATCGAGCCAGACGATGATGCGGGGGTCCGGGCGGCCGAGCGCAGCGTAATGCGCCCTTACCGCCGCCTCGGCTGCCGGGCGATCGCAGGGGGTGGTCGACAGGCCGACCCGCAGACCGTGGTCACGGAAGCCCGGGAGCGCCGCGAGCTGCTCTTTGGTGAGCTTTTCGATGCGCCTGCCCATCAGTCGATCACCTGGCTGATCATCTCGCCATCGTCTTCGACCTGGACGAGCTGCAGATAGTCGCCGGGCGGCAATTCGATCGGATCATGCTCTTCGTGCACCAGCGTCGCGCCGCCGCCACCGATCTGCAGGATCTGCGCGCCGCTCATCGGGTCGCGGAACATGCGGTGGTTGTCGTCAGCCTCGAACGAGAAGCCACAGCCCTCGATGCGGTGATGGTGGCCGGTCGCCGCGCCGAGCGCGAGGATAAGCTTGCCGGCTTCTGGCTCGACGGGCTCGAAACCTTCGAATGATCCGGTGTACGGGACGAGCGGAACGTCACCCTGGCGGTAATTAAGCATTGGTCTCCCTTTCGGTTGGAGCGTCGGTGCGGGGAACGAGCTGCAGCGGCGGGGCACCACCTGCCGCTGACGTGGATGTTTCGGGCGCGGCATGTCGAATTTTGGTCAGCGCACCATCGTGGATCACCTCGAGTTTGCCGATCAGCGCGTCGCTGAGCTGGACGGCGGCGAGGACCGGCAGCGTGACGCTCAGCTCGGCACCGTCATCGCCGACGCAGGCGACCACGACATAACGATCGCCGCAGCAGGCGCAGATGTACGAGCTCACGCCGACGGTCGGCGTGCACGGGCCGCTCGCCGGCACCTGGTGCGAGAAGGCGCCGCCGACGCGGTCCCAAGGGCGCGGCTCGGCCATCAGGCCACCTCGACCAGATGCGCGCCGCCGCGGATGCCACCCGCCTTGCGCCACGCGGACACGGCGGCAGGCGACCCGAAACAACCCGATGGCGCGTAATTGTGCAGGAACAGCGCCAGGTCATGGAGCCGCGTCATCGTGACCTCGTCCGCCCGGCAGACCGCGCGGATCAGGTCGTTCGAGAACAGAGACGTCAGGAAATCGCCGGTGTCGCCGCCATAAAGGATGTGGTTGCTGATCCCGCGCCAAAGGTGACCGGGGACGAGGTGGCAACCCGCCTCGATCTGTTCGGTGACGTCGGCGATCGCGTCGTCGTGCTGGCCCATCACACCAGCCCCAGCGCGGCTTTGTAGGTGTCGAGCAGCGCCTCGGCTTCATCGCGGTGATGCTTCTCCATCTTCCGCAGCTTGACGACGGCGCGCATCGTCTTGTTGTCATAGCCGTTCGACTTGGCCTCCGCGTAGACGTCGCGGATATCGTCGGCCATGCCCTTCTTCTCTTCCTCGAGCCGCTCGATGCGCTCGATGAACAGGCGCAGCTGCTCGGCGGCGATGGCGTCGCTCACCAGCCGAACAGTGCGAAAACGCCGGGGCCATCGGCCAGGCGGTCGATGAGGAAGTCGATCGCGAAGGCGGTCGTCACGCCGGCGACGAGCAGGCCGATCGTCCAGCTGAACGGGAAGCCGGCTTCGTCGGCCGGTGCCTTTGGCACGCATCGATCGCAGCGACAGCCGGGCTTGCACCAGGGCGTCGGGCCGAAGTTGAGGTCCTGCTTCATTGTTCGTGCCTCCATGTCAGCCAGATGACGGCCGTGATGGTGAGGAGCACCGCGAGCGCGGCGCATGCGACGGCCGCGCCGAGGCGCGACAGAAGTCCGAAGGTGATCGCCATGCCGACGAAGAAGATCGCGGCGCCGATCGCGCGCTTGGGGAAGTCGCGGCCGGTCATGCGGCGGCCTGCCGCGGTTCGCCGCGGAACGCCGCGGATGCCGGCTCTGACACCGGCGCGCAGCTGCTGCAGAGATCCTGGGCGGCCCACCTGCAGCCGAAGCCGCCATCCTCGATGCAGGGGTCGAGCTCGCTGCACGCGCAGACCCGGCACAGCCTGGGCACGGGGAGCGTCGCGCCCAGGCTGATCGCGACGAGGCGCTCGAGCACTGCCATGTCGAAACGGTAATGGGCGCGCAGCGCGACGATCGTCGCGAAGCTGGCGGGCATGGTGCCGGCCTCGATCAGCTCGATCCAGCCGGCGCGGATATGCTCGGCGACGTGCGGCGAGGTCGCGATCTTCGCGGCGATATCGGCGATCGTCACGCCGGCGGCCTGGCGGCGCAGCTTGATATAGTCATGGGGCGCGATGGTCATGACGCCTCCGGCAGGGCGGCGATATCGACCGGCAGGTTGAGCGCGCGCGAGATCTCGCCGGCGGCGCCGCGGAGCATCGCGCGGGCCCGGCCGATGCGCAGCGACGCGCCGCTGCTCTCGACGCGCACTTCGACGGCGGCGAGCTTGCCTTCGAGCAGTTCGGTCGCGTCGCGGGCGGCAATGAGATCGGCACGGTTGCTCATCGAATTCCTCGGGCAGCATTTTCCCGCCCCGCCGATCATGATGACCAGCGGGCGGGAGGGGTTGCGGGTGGTGTCAGTGCGTCGGCGTCAGCCGGTGTTGGTGTGCATCAGGTTGGCGGGTCCCCCAGGGTGAACATGATGGTCGCGCGCGGCCGGATCGGGCGCGCGGCAGCGGCAAGAAACACCGGCGGTGGACAGGAGTCGGTACCCACCGCCGGCGCTCGTCGTCCCCATGACGGCCGAGCTGAAGCTGCGAAAAGAGGTGACCCAAAATGGGTCGGGGTGCGGCGCCGACCGCTTGGGACGGCCGGCGCCGGCTTCTGTACGCGACTCGGCAAACTAGGGGCGCGCGATGTGAGCCCGATCCAAGGGTGGGAGACGGGTCGCGCGAATCGGCCGGTCTGCCAGCGGCCGAAGGGGTGAAGGAAGAAGTCCGTGTCGCCAATGTCGACGAGCGCGCCGAAGCATGGGCCTTCGGGGGAGAAGCTTGCGGCCTCTCCCCGTCCGGCTACAGTCGATGTGTTCAAAGCAGCGACCGGAGCGGAAGATGGAAGAAACACCGGGCCAGCGCGCACAGCGCGAAGCCGAGGAGACGATTCGCTATGCGCATCAAATGACCGAGCTGATGAGTTACCTGGTGCTCGACATGAAGGCGGCAAATATCCTGCGGCCGGCGACGAAGTCGAAGATCGCGGAGATCCTGCAAAACCCCTACCGGGTCGGCCAGGCCGGGCCGGCGCTGGAACGGTTGCGGCGGGGCCTCGAAGAGACGCCGGTACAACGCGAGCTGAAGAAGAAGCTGCCGGATTAGACATCGGCAACCCTGACATCGGCCACCTTGATGCTGAATGTCGCGAAGGCCGCGATTCGCATCGCCTCTTGCTCGGCCTCGGCGCAGATCTTCTCCGCCGCGCCTTGTGCGGCCATAGGAAGCGCGCCGATCTCGGCCAGGCGCGCGACGACGCCGGCTGCGATGGCGGCAACCTCATGCCGCTCGATCGGGCTCAGCACGCGGGGCAGTGGCGTGTCCGTCATCGCGCGGGTTCCATCGCGCCGAAATCCGAGCGCGGCGCGGGGCCGTCGGCGATCGCGCCTTCCTTGAGGCCGAGCTTGACCGCGACGCGATGCTGCTTGCCGGTGGTGCAGGCGCGGCGCCCGCCGAGCACCTTGTTGACGACGTCGAGCTCCTCGCCGTTGGCGAGCGCCCAGGCGGTGAGGGTGATGCCCGCGGCGGCCAGGCCGTCGCGTACCGCCTGGATCGCGGCCGGATCGGGACGCGGCGCCCGGCGGCGGCCGACCGGTGGTGGGTTGTCGCCGGACCGACTCATGATATGCAAAGCTGCGTGGCCATTTGTGGCTGAATTGCAAACTTCCGTTATCTCGTCAAGGGAATGATGTTGCTTTCCGTTATCACCCGGGAGGAAATAGGGGCTCGCCTTCGCGGCGAACGGGAGAAACTCGGCCTCAGCCAAAGCGAAATGGGCGAAAAAGGCGGCGTCTCGCGAATCAGTCAGGCCGCCTATGAAGGCGCACGACGCCCCCCCGACATTGATTATCTGATTGGGCTGAATGGCGCCGGCATCGACATAGGTTTCCTCGTCACGGGCGCCCGGGCCATCGACAACCTCACCGCCGACGAGGTCGCGTTGCTCGATTCGTTCCGGCTACTCGCCGAGCTCGACCGGCTGGCGCTGATGCAGATCGCCAACACGATGACCGGCCGATCGGCCGCGTCGCACCGGATCCATACGCCGGCGCCGGAATATCATTCGGAGGATCCACGGCGGTGATGCGGCAGTCGATCGTGACGTTTGCCGGCCAGGATGGTGTCGGGGGCGACCTGTTCGATGTGAGCCTCGACATTCCAGACGCGCCGCGCGGCGACGTCGAGCCGACGCCCAACCAGTCCTTCGCCATCGAGGGATTTTACGAAACACCCTCGACCTTGGAACTGACCGAAGGCCAAGCACATACCCTGTTGTGCTATCGCGACTTCGCTATTGCCACCGTGGAGCGCCTCGAGCCGCAACTGTGCGGCAGAGTCGCGAAGATCGTCGCGACCTTCGTCGCCGCGTTCATTGCCCAAGACGAGCAGCTTGGCGTGTCAGTTGTTCGATACATGGATCGCCGATTCAACGCCGGTGCCGATATTGACGAGCTTCCAGGCACGATCAGTCGAACAAATCGGTTTAGCGAAGTCCGAGCGTTTCTTGCTGACGCGCTGGCCGATATGCGTGACGCTGGCGCCGACCTGTGAATTCTGCAGGCGATCGAGCCGTGGCTGTTTTCCACGCTGGCGTTGAGCGTCATCATCGGTGTGTTGATCCGGTTCCTGCCGCACGCGGCGTGACCGATGAACGCGAAATAGCGCCCTACCCAAAATGAGCAACCACCGCGCGGATCGCACCGGAGCGATGTTGTTCGGGCCGGGCAGGCCGGATACCCCGCGACCGTTTGGCAAGGGGGCATTATCGCGCAGTCTTTTTCCGGCCGTCACGCGGCCGACCTGCTGACCGACGATGAAGCGGATCTGCTGGGCTATTTCCGCCAGCTCGATGAGGCCGACCGCCAGGCGCTGCTGCGCATCGCGGGCACGATGACGGGCATGTCGCTGCCGTCGCGGCGGATCCACGCGCCGGTCTCGCGGCAGCGCGCCTGCCGATAGTGGCGGTGTGGGAGAATTCTCCCTATGTTCCCCGTGAAGGGGGCGTGCGCGGGGACAGTGATGGGATCGCAGCTTCGTCTGTCGGCCACCATGGCAAGTCGCAAGCTGCAGGCGCTGGCGTTCATCAAGGAATATTTCGCGCGCTGGGGCCGGTCGCCGAGCTATGACGAGATCGCGGCCGCGCTAGGGATCACCGGCGCCCGCGTCCATGCCATCGTCGGCGAACTCGCGGCGGGCGGTGACATCATCAGGTCGATGGGCGCGCGACGTGGCATATCGCTGCCCGAGCCGATGGACCAGATTAGCGAGGGTGACGCGCTGCTCAAGCTGCGGCAGATCGGCTGGCGCATCGATGGCGAGCTCCTTCAGCCGGACGCGCTGCCGACGTTAAGAAATACGAGACTGCCGGGTCGGCCGGCGCTGGTTCATATCCCCGACATCGAGGTGGGGGAATTCCGAGATGATCGAGACGCCGAGCCGGGTGTATAGCCGCGGCACGCCGCGCGCGCTGCGCGATGTCGTGCTGGTGACGACCGAAAATGAGCGCCAGCGGGTCGAGCACCTGGTGTTCGGCCGCGATCGGCCGGTGATCGCCGTGACACGCGGTGTGGGGCGAAAGGGACGTCGCAAGCGCGTCACGACGATTACCCCCGTCGCGCTGGCACCTGGGATCGAAGAAGTCGTCGCGATGCGCGAGCGCTGGTCGCACAAGGCGGGCGGGACGCCGGAAACCCATGATAAATATGCGCGGCGCCAGGACAGCCCGCTGACCCGCTTGTGGTTGAAAGGCGGGATCACGCTCAACCAGCGCGCCGCCGGCGAGTATATCGCCACAATCGCGTACGAGATCCGCGCCAATGTCACGGTGAAGACCGCCAGCCTCGAGACACGCGTCGACACGACCAGGACCGGCGACGGCACGTTCTTCGAGCATCTCGGCCGGGTGCGCGGCGAAATGGCCTATACGCTGTGGCGCAACCAGGTGCGCGGCCCGATCGGCGCGGTGCTGGCGATGATCGTCGGCGACGACGAGGATGGTGGTGCGGAGGGCTATACCATCGTCGCCAAACGCTATGGCATGCACAACCGGCGCGCCAAACAGCTGTTGATCGATGCGCTCGACCTGTGGCCGAAGATCAGCCGGCGGGTATGCTTGCAGGTCGACGAGGCGACGATGCTCGCGGCCTGGGCCGGCATATTGGCATAATTTGCGCCCTTAAGAAAAACGAGACTGCAAAACGGCCACGCAAGCGGCCAAAACGACCCCGCGACCATTGCGTCCGAAGCCCGCCCGCCCCCGGCGGGCTTTGTCGTTTCTGGAGCTTTCCCATGGCCCAGCCGCACAACCCCATCGCTGATGCGCTCGATCGGCTCGTACCCGATTTCGACGCATTGGTGCGGGATGCGCGGCTGGGCCGCCCGGGTTACCAGCTCCATCTGCACGAGCTTGAGGATCGCGCGCAGCGCATAGCCTCCGCTTTGGTCGCACCCTTTCGCGGCGCCGGCAGCAAGCCGGTGCACGCTCCCCTCGAAGTGCGGCACGGCCCTGGCGGCCGCTGCCGGGCAGGCTGGTGATATGAAAGCTGCGGCGATCGACATGTGTACGCTGAAAGGCGAGGCCTTTGGCGGCGAGGGCGCGACCACCGTCGTCGACCGCACATGGCTGCAGGATGTCTATCGCGCCTTGAACGGCGAGCTTTATGCCGACGTCAGCGAGTGTGGCGACGTGCCGGCCATGCGCCAGGCGCAGATCCTCGGCGCGGTCGACGGCATGTTACTGAGACGGGCGGCATGACCGCGATGTCGGCGCCCGCGCCGGTCAAGACGATGGCGGTCGCGATCGCGCTGCTCGAGCGTTTCAGCAAGCTCGGTGCGGATCTCGCCGCGATCGAGGCCAACCGCTCGGTCGCGATCGCCGGTACCAACAAGGTCGCCGATGCCCTGGCGCTGCCCGTGCTGACCGAGCTGCAGAAGATCCACGCGCGAATCGAGCCATGGTGGGCGCTCAACAAGGCTGAGCTGACCAAGGGTACGCGCAAGTCGATCGAGCTGGGCGGGTGCATGATCGGCACCAAGCTCGGCAACACCGTGCTCGGGCATGTCTTTGTCACCGATGCGGCCGCTTTGGTCGCGCTGCAGGCCGCGCGCTGGGCCAAGCCCTATGTCCGCGTCACCTATTCGATCGACCGCGCGGCCACGCTCGGTGCGCTAAAGGGCGCACACAAGGAACGCCTCGCCGATCTCGGCTTCAAGGCGGTGCCCGGCGCCGACACCTTCTTCCTCACGCCCGTTGCCCAGTCCGGCAGCGTCAGCGCCGCCTGAGGAGATCGTGATGCGCGCGTCCATCGCCGCGGTTGGCCTGGCCCTTGCCCGGCCTGGCATGTCGCTAACGCCACCACAGGCGTTCTCGATCAGGTCGACGGACCTATCCTACTGTGCGGACTGGCGCGATGTAGGCAACCGCTTCGACGTGCTGCTCGATGGCCAGCGCATGGAGCGCGTCATTGCCTATGACTGTCGCGCCGGCTGGGTGCGTACGCTGCGTGCCAATGACCAAGGTAAGCTCCAGCTCGTCAGCATAGCTGGCGAGCTTACTGTGCTCGAGGAGACGCTTCAGGGCGACGTCACCGTCGCCTGGCGCGATAGCGACTGATCCTGCCACGTGCCGATGCAACCGCCGCGGTTCGGCCACCAGGCCGCGCCGCGCAAGCCGTGGCAGCTAGCAGCCGGCCAGCCTGACCTGCGCAAACGAGGTCGAGCTGGCTGCAGGGAGCGTGAGCGCGTCAGGCGCGAGGAGCCACTGTGCCGAACCTGCCTTGACGCAGGGCGCACCACCCCGACCGACGTCATCGACCACATCATCCCGCTCAGCCTGGGCGGCAAGGACGAGCGGTCCAACAAACAAGGCCTGTGCGACCCCTGCCACGACGAGAAGTCGAAGGCCGAACGCGCCGCCGGCGCGACCGAACGGGCGAGCTGGTGACCCCGGGGCGGGGTCAAATCTCTGGAGCCGAGGCCCCGGACACCGCCACTTCCACAAATATTTACGTGGCCAATATCAAAACCTAAATGTTGAGGTGGCCGATGGCGAGTGGCGGGCCCCGGCCAGGCGCCGGCCGGCCGCGTAAGGCGCCGGCGCTGAAGCAGCTCGCCGGCACCGACCGCGCCGATCGCCAGCTCGCGATCAGCGAGGACGTGCCGATCGGGCCGATGATCGTGCCGATGCACCTGTCGGACCTGGAGCAGCTCTATTTCACCAACGTGGCGCAGATGCTCGAGCAGCAGAAGCGTGCCAGCCCGCATTTCGCGGAGCACGTCGCGCTGCTCGCCCAGCGCCTCGCGCAGATCCAGCGCTGGAAGTCTGTGCTCGAGGTCGAGGGCGACACCCACACCAGTACAACGGTGCGCGTGGTCGACGGCAAGGCGCTGACCACCTCGATGGTGCGCGCGCGTCCCGAGGTGAAAATGCTCTCCGACGCGATGCGCCACGCGCAGTCGCTGCTCGGCGAGCTGATGCTCAACCCGGCGGCCGCGCTGCGGATCGCGAGCGGCCACAAGCCGCAGGCGGGCGACTTTGACGATTTTTGAGGTGGCGATGTCAGATAAATTCTTCTGCCCGCGCGGCCCGGGTGGCAACAGCCCCTTCGCCGCCCCGTTCAACGGCGAGGCGGATTGGCGGGAAGATGGGACCTGCAGCTATTGCGGCTCGCTCAATCCCGACTTGCTGTTCGCCCAGATCGAGAAGGGCGCCGAGCTCGGCCCGACCGACAAGAGCTACAAGATCTACGTCCGCCTCGTCGATCACCAGGTGCGCGGCGCCGGCAAGTTCTACTTCCAGCATCTTTCGGACGAACAGCAGGTTCGCTTCGTCGAACTGTACAATGCCCATCAGCTGAAGATTGGCATGCCCGGCCATTTCTACACCCTGCCGTTCTTCATGACGCTAAAGCCGCCGTCCGCACCGTGACGTGGAAGCCCGCGACTATGCGGCGATCGCCGAGGGCTATGCCCGCGGCATCGTCCGGAAGAACATCCCGGCCGGCAAGTCGATCCGGCTGCAGTGCAAGCGGTTCCTGGATGAGCTGAAGGCCAGCAAAAAGGCCGACTTCCCGCATCGGTTCGACCGCGACAAGGCCGCCCGGGCGTGCCGCTTCATCGAGAAGCTGCCGCATTCGAAGGGCACCTGGGCCCGGCGCAAGGAAGCGATCCGGCTCGAACCGTGGCAGGTATGGATCATCGCCTGCACCTTCGGATGGCTGCGCAAGGCCAACGGCACGCGACGCTTCCGCGTGCTGCTCGTCGTCGTGCCGAGGAAGAACGGCAAGTCGGCATTGTCGGCCGGTATCGGCCTGTACATGCTGTGCGCCGATGGCGAGTTTGGTGCCGAAGTCTATTCGGGCGCGACCAACGAGAAGCAAGCCTGGGAGGTGTTCGGCCCGGCGCGGCTGATGGCGCAGCGCACGCCGGCGCTGCTCGGCAAGTTCGGTGTCGAGGTCAACGCCAAGTCGCTGGTCAGGATCGACGACAACAGCAAGTTCGAGACGATCATCGGCGACCCCGGCGACGGCCAGTCGCCGAGCTGCTCGATCCACGACGAATATCACGAGCATGACGATGACGGTCAGATCGACACCATGCTCACCGGCATGGGCGCGCGCGACCAGCCGCTGCAGCTGCTCATCACCACGGCCGGTGATAATCTCGCCGGTCCCTGCTACAAGATGATCGGCGAGCAGCGCGAGAAACTCGCCGGTATCGGCCGCGCCTCTGGCGGGCCAGGCGGGGCAGGCCCGTCGCTTGACGACGAAACCTTCTTCGTCGAATACACGATCGACCAGGGCGACGACTGGAAGGCGGAGAGCGCGCTCCGCAAGGCCAATCCGAACTTCGACGTCTCGGTTGCGGGCGATTTCCTCCGCGCCCGGCAGCGCGACGCGATCGCGACGCCGCGCAAGGCCGGCATCTTCAAGACCAAGCATCTCAATTTGTGGGTCGCATCGAAGGCGGCCTATTTCGATATCGAGAAATGGCGGGCGTGCCACGATCCCGGCATCCCGGCGAAGGCGGCCGACGCGCTGCTGCTCGAGCGGTTGCGCGGCCGCCGTTGCATCGCAGGCCTGGATCTCGCGTCGAAGATCGATATCGCCGCGCTCGAGCTGCTGTTCCTGCCGATCGGCGAGGTCGCGACCGTCGCCGATCCGTACATCCGGACCGGCTTCTACTTCCTGCCGGCGGAGACCGTGCTCAACGTGCCGACCTATCAGGCATGGGATGCAGCCGGGCTGCTCAACGTCACCGACGGCAACATCATTGACTATGACGAGATCCTCGAAGTCCTGCGCCAGGTGCGCGACACCTTCCAGCTCGAGCAGGTCGCCTATGATCCGCATCAGGCGACGTACCTGGCAACGACCATGGTCAAGCAAGGCTTCCCGGTCATCGAATACCGGCCGATCGTGGTCAACTTTTCCGAGCCGATGAAAGAGCTCGATGCGCTGAGCAAGGCCGGCAAGATTCGCCATGGCGGTTGCGCCGTCATGGAATGGGAAATGAACAACGTCGTCGCCCAGGCCGACGCGAAGGAAAACGTCTACCCGCGCAAGCCGCGCGAAGAGGCGAAGATCGACAACCCGGTGGCGCTGATGAGCGCGCTGGGCGTCGCGATGGCGGGCGCATCGCCGATCAAATCATTCTGGGAAACGGAGGCGGCATGAAAGCTAAACTTGCCGCCATCCTCGCGCTCGCGGTCCGCGAGCTGCTCGGTGCCGTTGGCCTGGGCCTGGTCGTGTACGGCATCGGCGAGATCTACGTACCGGCGGCGTTCATCGCGGCCGGCGGGTTCATGGTGTTCACCGCGTTCCTGTTGGCCCGCCGCGCCTGATGCGCGGCCTGTTCGATCGACTGGCGGCGCCCGGCCGCAAGGGCGACGCGTTGACACTCGACCAGCTGCCCGGCTTCCTGATGATGGGCGACAGCGGCAGCGGCGTCAGCGTCACCTGGTCGTCGGCGCTGAGCACCGCGATGCTGGCGTGCGGCCGGGTTGTCGGCGAGGGCATCGCCCAGTCGCGCGCCAAGCTGATGCGACCGCGCAAGGGCCGCGCCGGCGCCGATGCCGCGATCGACAATTCGCTCTACCGCCTGCTCTACCTCGAGCCGTGCGACGGCTTCACCGCCTTCAGCTTCTGGGAGACGATCGTCTTCCACATGATGTTCGTCGGCAACGCCTTCGTCTTCATCAACCGGGTCGGTGATCGCATCCATGAGCTGATCCCGCTCGAGCCGAACAAGGTCAAGGTCACCCGCTATGCGGACCTGACCTATGGTTACGAGGTCGCCGGCGATGACGGCGCCTATAAGCGCATGCCGAAGGGCACGATCTGGCACATTCGCGGGCCGTCGTGGAACGGCTGGATGGGCATGGAGGCGGTCAAGCTGGCGCGCGAGGCGTTGGGCCTGTCGATGGCGCTCGAGGCGTCGCATGCCCGCATGCACAAGGATGGCGTCAAGCCGGCCGGCATCTATTCGATCGAGGGCGAGCTCACCGATCCGCAGCACAAGCAGCTCGTCAGCTGGCTTAAGTCGTACGCGACCTCGCGCCAGGGTGATCCGCTGGTGCTCGATCGCAACGCGAAGTGGATGTCGCAAGCGATGTCCGGCGTAGACGCCGAGCACCTCGCGACCAGGCGCTTCCAGATCGAGGAGATATGCCGCGCGGTCCGCGTCATGCCGATCATGGTCGGCCTGGCCGAGAAGACCGCGACCTATGCCAGCGCGGAACAGATGTTCATCGCGCATGTCGTGCACACGCTCTCGCCCTGGGCGGTGCGGCTCGAACAGTCGGCCGAGGTGGCGTTGCTGTCGCCGGCCGAGCAGCTCGACGGCCTGTTCCTGCGCTTCGATCTCTCGGCGCTGATGCGCGGCGATTACAAATCGCGGCAGGAAGGCCTGCAGATCCAACGCCGCAACGGCGTGATCAACGCCAACACCTGGCGCGACCAGGAAGATATGAACCCGCGCGATGATCTCGGCGGTGACCAATACATCGTCGAGGCCAACATGGCGCTGCAGGACGGTCGCGATCTGCCGGTGCCCACCGCCCAGCCACCGAAGGTGCCCAATGGCAACGCCAACTGATTTCGCTGAGGCGAACCTGCTACTCGTCGGGCCCGAAGGTCGCGACGACATCATCCCGCTGCCCGTGCGCCGCACCGACGACAGCGTCGTGTCGCGCTGGGAACTCAGCGCCGAGGAGGTCCGCGAGATCGCCGAGACGGGCGTCGTCTGGCTGAGCGTCATCGGCCGCACCGCGCCGCCCGTCTACGTCACCGGCTGCAAGCGCGAGGTAATTTGATGGATGTGATCAAGTTCGCCCGCGAAATGCGGGCCCGCGGCTACCGTCACACGCGCCGGCGTCGCGGTGAAGTCATCTTCGGCATCCGTTTTCCGAATAGGCTCGGCGTGTCACGCGTATTTGACGTCGAGCTGCTCGGCCAGGCCGAGATACAGCCGCACGCTCTCGCCGATCTTTCTCTTCGCCAGGACGCCTTGTCGGCTGGCTTCGACCTGAGGGCCGCCTGATGGACCGCCAAGCCTTCGACCTCGAATTGAAATTCTCCGGCGACGCCGCGTCGGGCACGGTCGAGGGTTACGGCTCCGTCTACAACGTGCTCGATCGCGGCGGCGATATCGTCATGCCCGGCGCGTTCAAGGCGTCGATCGCCGACTGGAAGCGCCGCAAGGCGATGCCACCGATGCTGTGGCAGCATTATTCGAGCGAGCCGATCGGCGTGTGGACCGACATGGCCGAGGACGAGAAGGGCCTGAAGGTGGTCGGCCAGCTCGTGCTCGAGGTGCCGCTCGCGGCCGCGGCGCGCGCGCTCATGGCCGCCGGTGCGATCAAGGGCCTGTCGATCGGCTATGAGACTGTCGATTACGAGATCGATCGCAAGACCGGCATCCGCCGGATCAAGAAGGCCGACCTCTGGGAGATCAGCCCGGTCACCTTCCCGATGAACTCGGACGCCCAAATTACCGGCGTCAAGGGCGGCTTCGATCCGCGTGAGCTCGAGCGCTCATTGCGCAGCGATTTGAATCTGTCGGGCGCCCAGGCCGTGAAGGCCGTGGCGATCGTCAAACAGCACCTCCGCGATGGTGGTGACAAACCCGAGCATGAACCCCGCGACGGGGAAAAAGCCATGCTCATGTCACTGCGCGCAGCCGCTGAAAAGCTCCGCGCCTAGGAGATTTCCCACCATGTATATCGGTAAGCAGTCCGCGTTTCGCGCGGCGATGTTGGCTGGCGCGCTGTGTGCGCCGATGTCCGCGCGTGGCAACGCGCCCGAGCGCAAGGACGGCGAAAGCCTCACCACCGAGGTGAAGGCCGCCGTCGATCTGCTCGGCAAGACGTTCGAGGAGTTCAAGACCAAGAACGACGAGCGCATGAAGCAGTTCGAGACCAAGCGTGGCGAGGACGCGGTCACCAAGGACGAGGTCGAGAAGCTCAACAAGGGCATCGATGACGCCAAGGCGATGCTGCAGAAGCGCATCGACGAGTTCGAGGCCAAGGCCAACCGCCTGCAGCTGACCGGCGCCGCCGTCGGCGCCGACGAGGCCAAGGCCGCCGCGCAGTTCGGCGAGTTGATCGGCCAGAAGGATTACGACGCCGAGAAGCTCAAGGAATATAAGGCGGACCTCTCCGGTTATCTGCGCCGCGCCGAGGCCAAGGCGGTGACGATGTCGGTCGCGTCGGATCCGAGCGGCGGCTTCTGGGTCACGCCCGACGTGTCGGGCCGCATGGTCAAGAAGATCTACGAATCGACCCCGATGCGTCAGCTCGCCAATGTCGTGGCGATCGGCACCGATCGCCTCGAGGGGCCGATCGACAATGGCGAGGGCGCCGCTTTGTGGGTCGGCGAAAGCGCCGCGCGCACCCAGACCGACGCGCCGCAGCTCGGCATGTGGGCGATCGACGTCAACGAGCTCTATGCCTATCCCAAGGTGACGCAGAAGCTGCTCGAGGACGCCAAGATCGACGTCGAGGCCTGGCTGGCCGACAAGTCGACCAACAAATTCTCGCGCACCGAGGCGACCGCCTTCGTCAACGGCGACGGCAACCAGAAGCCCAAGGGCATCCTGCAATATCCGATCGTCGCGACCACCGACGCGACGCGGCCCTGGGGTTCGTTCCAGTACATGCCGTCCGGCGCCGCGGGCGACTTCGCCGCCACCAACCCGGCCGACGCGCTGATCAAGCTGATCTTCGAGCTCAAGACTGGCTATCGCCAGAACGCCAAGTGGCTGGCGGCGCGTCGCACCATCGGCAGCGTCCGCCAGCTCAAGGACGGCCAGGGCAACTACCTGGTCGACCTGCGCCTGCGCGACGGTGCGATGGTCGAGACGATCTTCGGTTACGACGTCGTCGACGGCGAGGACATGCCGGCGGTCGCCGCCAACAAGTTCGGCCTGGCGTTCGGCGACTTCTCCGAGGCCTATACGATCGTCGATCGCCTCGGCACCTCGGTGGTCCGCGACAACATCACCACCCCGGGCTTCGTGAAGTTCCACATGCGTCGCCGCGTCGGCGGCGGCGCGGTGAACTTCGAGGCGCTCAAATTCCTCAAGTTCGCGACGTCGTAACGCGCAGCGCCCGAGCGTGATGCTCTCCAGCGGCCGGCCAGGCGCCGGCCGTTGATCTTTTCCCCTGTCTCTCTCGAGAGGAAATTCCCATGACTCCCAATCGTGACGGCGCTTCGTCGCTGTTTCCGGTCAATGTGATCGATCCCGCGGTGCTCGCCGCGGACAACACGCCTGTCACCATCGACCTGGTGGACTACCAGAGCGCGACGCTGCTGCTGCACATCGGCGTCGGCGGCATCACCTTCACCGGCACCAACAAGATCGAGTTCGTCCTGACCCACAGCGATGACGATTCGACCTACACCAACGTCACCGATGACGATGTGATCAAGGACAGCCTCGGCGCGACCACGATCACCACCGGTATCGTCCGCGCGCTGATCGCGGCCCACGCGGCCGCGACGATCCAGAAGCTCGGTTATGTCGGCGGCAAGCGCTACCTCAAGCTGCTCGCCGACTTCTCCGGCACGCACGGCACCGGCACGCCGATCGCCGTGTCGATCGTCAAGAACCGCGCCAGCCTCAAGGGCGTCGCCTGAACCTGACGGGGCGGCGACGCGCCGCCCCGTCGCTTCGGCCGGGAGAGATCCATGACGGAACCCGTCTCGGTCGATAATATCAAGATCCATCTGCGCCTGCCGGCCGGTGCCGGCGCCGAGGACGCGTATCTCGCCGCGCTGATCACCGGCGCGCGCGCGGCGTGCGAGCTGCGCATCGGCCGCGCGATCATCGGCAAGGCCGCCGCGGTGACGCTGGACGCCTTCCCGGCCTACCTCGTCACGTCGACCGTGACGCGCAACCCGCGCAATCTCGACCTCACCTTGCCCGGCGGCACCGTCACCTCGATCGACGAGATCAGCTGGCGCCATGCCAGCGGCGACTGGATCGCGGTCGAGCCGGATGAATATATCGCCGACCTCACCCGCGCCCCGGCGCGCGTCGCGCCGGTGACCAGCTGGCCGATCGCCGGCCCGGGCCCGGGCGCGGTGATCATCACCTACACGCTGTCACCGCTCGACGCGGACGAGCTGGCGATCGTCGGACACGCGATCCGCCTGATCGTCGGCAACTGGTATTCGAATCGCGAGGCCGATGTGATCGACACGCGCGGCACGCCGACCGAGCTGCCGACCGGCGTGAAATGGCTGCTCGAGCCGCTGCGGCAGATCCCGGGCGCATGAGCCGCGCCGGCAGCTATCGCGACCGCATCGATATCCAGGCGGTCGGCACGGGCACGCGATGACCTCTCTTTATTCTCCAGGAGACCATGAATGACCCTCAAGGCCAATCTGACGGTGTCGATCGCGGCATCGATCACCGGCGCGCTCGATCTCGAGGCGCTCGCCTCGTCGCTCAATCAGAGCTGGTCGGTCGCACTCGCCGACGGCACTGGCGCTGGCCAGGCGACGCGCATGTGGTCCGATGTGCGCAATCTCGCCTCGAACACGTCCGAATCGCTCGATCTGTCGGGCGCGCTGGTCGACGCGTTTGGCGTCTCGGTGACTCTGACCAAGATCAAGATGTTGATCATCGCGGCGGATCCGCTCAACACCACGGTGTTGACGGCCGGCAACGTCACCAACGGCATCATCGCGCCGTTCCTCGCCGCCACCGGTGGCATCATCATCCGCCCGGGCGGCCTGTTCGTCGCGGCCGCGCCAGACGTGACCGGCTTCGGCGTGACCGACGCGACAGCCGATCTGCTCAAGATCGCCAACGCCGCCGGCGCCGCCGCCAATTACAGCATCGCCGTCATCGGGATCTGATCCTTGGCGAAGCGCGCGAGCATTAGGTCATGAGTATTCGGGCGGGCCGGCTGCGCGATCGCGTCGACATACTGCGGCAGGTCAAAGTGCGCGACGGCAGCGGTTATGCGATCAGCTGGGTCACGATCGGCAGCGACGTGCCGGCAGAGGTGATCAGCCAGGCCGGCCGCGAAGGCGTGTTTGAAAAGGTCTTCCAGAGCGTCCGCGTGTTCCAGATCACGATCCGCTGGCGCGGGGACCTGTTGCCCGATGATCAACTGAAACTCGACGGCGTCGATCTCAACATCCGCTCGGCCGAGGATCGCGACCGTCGACGCGAAAGCCTGGTCATCTTCGCCGACACCGAAGCGGCGCTGAAGACGAGCTGATGACGCGCGAACGGGTGCGGGGCCTGGCGGATGCGTTCGCCATGTTCGAGGAGATTCCACGCCAGGCCGATCAGGAGCTCGTCGTCGAACTCGCCGTCATCGGGCGCGACGTCCTCGCCATACAGCGCCAACGCGTGCCGGTCCGCACCGGCCGGCTCGACGGCGCGCTGTCGTTGGCGGTGCTGGTCGATGGGCTTCGCCTGCGGATCGGCCTGCTCAACCAAAAAACGGCGCCGTTCTACGGTCGCATCGTCGAATTTGGCCGTCGCGCGCAAACCGTGCTGGTCCAGCGCCGGCGCCGTGTCGATGGGCGTCTCCGTGTCTTGCATCGCCGCAAGCGCGCCGAGGATATCGCCGCCAGCTACAAGCTGCACGTTTCGGCGCGCGCGCCACGCCCGTTCGTCGATCCGCCCGATCTCGATCTGGTGGCCGTCGCAACCGAGCGCCTGGCCAACTTCTGGTCGAATGTCCTCAGCCGATCGGGAGCCTCCAGATGAGCGACGTGATCGACCTGCTGACGCCGGCGCAGGAAGCCTTCTTCGACGCCCTGCTCGCCGCGATGCCGAGCGAGCTCGCCGATGTCTTCGTCGTCATGCCCGAGAATCCGCCCGGCAACTTCGCCCTCATTGGAGCGATCGACAGCGAGGATCAGGGCGAGGTCACCGAGCAGTTCGAGAAACTGACCGTCGAGGTTCAATATATCTATCGCGGCGACGATCGCCGCCAGCTGCTCACCATGATGGCAGCCGGGCGCGCAGCGCTCGATCGCAAGTTCCTGACGCCGGTCGCCGGCGTCGACCTCAGCGTCGTCCGTCACCTGCACAGCTCGGCCAGTTCGGTCGCGGCAGACGGCAAAACCTATGCCGGCATCCAGAATTTCACGCTGTTCGCCCAGCCGGCCTGATCAACGGAAGGAACCATCATGACGATTCTGCTCGGCAATGACTATCTGGGGTGGATCGAAACCGCCACGCCCGGCGCCTATGTCGCCCTGCTCGGCCAGGGCACTCTGAACGAGAGCCGCTCCCAGTCGGAGATCGATACCGGCGACAAGACGACCGGCAAGTATAATACCGGTGCTTTCGGCAACATCGCGTTGAAGCAGTCGCTCGACCTGAAGATCAACCTTCCGGACGCGGGGTACGCGCGCCTCGAGGCGAAAGTAAACGCCGGGCAGTCGTTCATGTGGGAGGTGCGCAAGGGTGGGTTGGCTGGCGTAGAAGGCGACGCCATCTTCAAGGCGCTGGTGTTCGGCTCCATCACTAGCCGCGTCTTCAACAAGGACGGCACCGTCGATGCGAAGATCGATCTGAAGATCGCCGCCGCGCCGACCGTCGATGCGATCGCCTGAGGAGATGGCAACGCGTAACCCGCGCCGGCGCGCTCCGACATCCGCCCCAGACGGCGCGGCCAACAAGGAACGCGGCGAGCATAGTCTGGCGCTCGCCGGGACCAATTATGTGCTGCGGCCATCGCACGCCGCGATCGTCGCGATCGAGGCGCAGTGCGGCGCCTCGTTGCTCACGCTGGCGCGCGACGGCAATGCCGGCGCGCTCGGCCTGCAGGAGCTGGGCATCATCGCGGCCGAGCTGATCAAGGCGGGCGCGGCGAAGGGTGACGACGCGACCGCTCATGTCGGCGCCGAGCGCATCGGCCAGCTGATCTTCGAGCACGGCATGGCATCGGTGACCGCGCGGCTGACCTTGTGCCTGATCGACGCCGCGCCCGGCGGAAGGTCAGCCGAGGGAAACGCCAAAGCGGCGACGGCGTAGACGAGTCCACGCGCTGGCGCCGCTTCCAGGGAACGATGATGGACGGGTTCGGGTGGACGGCCGATCAATTCTGGGCGGCCACGCCACACGAGACCTGGGCGCTGATCGAAGCGCGCAAGGCGGCGAACAAGGGGTAGATTTGCCTTTATCGTCATCTGTTGTAGCATAAGAGTGGTGAAGTCTCTGGCTCTCCTCTTGGTGGCAGCATTGCTGCAGTCAGACCCACCGCACGATCGGCAGGATATACCTGACTTTTACCGGGGCACTTGGGCGCTTTCACGCGCGATTTGCAAAGAAGAGCGCGGCCCGGCCTTCGTCACTATCGGCGCGCGCACCATCGATTTCTATGAGCGACACGGTTATCTCGATCTAGCTCAACTAAACCACGTCAGCGATACGCCCGCCTTCTACGGCCACTTCCGCTTTGTCAGCCTTTTGAACTTTTCCGACGAGCCGCTGCGCCTCGAACGGAACGGGGATAACCTGCTGATCACGGAAGGTGATGTGGACACGCCGACCGACACAGCCGCCTGGTACCGCTGCCCTAAGATTTAGCTCGGCCAGCTAACTCGACGCCATCAGATCTGAGAGGAAAGCGCATGGGAGCAGCATCGTCCCGTCGCGACCTGTTCCTGCAGGTCGGCGGTACCGTCGATCCGCTTGCCACGGCGATGAAGGCCGGCCGCTCGATCATGCGGGAGTTCGGTACCGACGCGATCGCGACGACCGAACAGATCGAGCAGGCCTTCCAGAAGCTCGGCGGCGGGAACATCGAGGTGACGGCGCGATCGCTCGAGGCCGCCTACAGCCGCACCTTCGCGAACATCCGGGCAAACGCGCAATCCGTCCTCAACGCCCCGAATGGCGTGTCCGCGACCGAAATCATCAACGTCAACGGAGCGCGGGCGGCCGCCGAGGCCGCGGAGCTGCAAGCCGCCGCTCTGGGCCATGTCGCTGACGCGGCCGCGCGCGCGGCGCTCGCCACCGGCGCGGCCGGTAGCGCCGAATCGACCTACGCCGTCGCGGCCCGCGCCGCGGCGCTTGGGGCGGAGGAGCAGGCGGTCGCGCTCCGCAGCCAGGCGATCGCATTGGAGGCCGTCCAACGCGAACTCGGCGTCACCACCGCGGGACAGGTGGCGTTGCGAACCCAGTCGGGCGCGTCCCGTGCCGGCATGCAGCAGCTCTCCTTTCAAATTGGGGACGTGGCCCAGCAATTTTCGGCAGGTACGCCCGCGCTGACCATATTCGCGCAACAAAGCGGGCAGGTGATTCAGGCCGTCGGCCTGATGTCGACCGGCACCAAGGGCTTCCTCAGTATTCTCGGCGGGCCATGGGTGCAGATTGGCCTCGCCGCGCTGGTTGTCCTGACGCCGTTTGTGGGCAAGATCTTCGAGCTGGGAAGCGCGCTCGCCGCGGCCGAGGACAAGCTGAAGAAGGACGCCGCGGCAACCGATATCGCGCGCCAGGCGAAGGAACACTTCAAGACGACGGTCGAAGGCGTCAACGAGGCGATCAACGCGCAGATCGAGGCGCTGGCGAAGCAGGAGCTGGCGGAAAAATCCGCCGCGGCGCAGGCAAATATCGCCGCACAGGTGAATCTGAAGCGGGTCATCTCGATCCGCGAAGTAACCGCCGCGCTGTTGCAGCAGGCGATCGCCCAAGAAAACATCGACAAGACCAGGGCGCAGGGGCCTGGGCAGCGCGGAGAGACGGCGGCGCTTTCGCTTGATGTGTCCAGCGGGCGGGTTGCAGCCCTCCAGGATCAGCTGGCGGCCAACGAAGCTTCGATAGCAAAGTCCAAGGCCGCGCTCGAAGGAACCATAGCCAATTTGGCCGTTGAGGTTGGTGAGCGACTTGCCGATCCGATCGAAGTAATCCGCAAGAAATATCATGATCTGATCGAGGCCGCCAAACAGCGCGCCCTGGCGGAGCATCAGGTGACCGGCGCGCTGACGGCGCAGGTCACGGCTTTGACGCGGCAACGCGACGCGGAGATCCAGGTTGCGCAGAAGGCCAAGCGCTCCAACGACCGCGGCGACCAGCAAGTCGGCCGCGAGATCAATCTCGCCCAGGCCAGGACAATTGTTGAGTCGATCGGCGGGAGGATCACCAACGATTGGAGGTCGACGGCCCGACAACAGCAACTTTGGGACGACAAGCAGGCTGGCCGCCATGCTGGGCCCGTCGCGGTCCCCGGCACGAGCGACCATGAGCGCGGCCAGGCGATGGACATCGCCTATGCGCCGGGTTTGACCCTCGCCAAGATCAAGGAAGCGTTCCGCGCCGCGGGCGTTACGTTGCGCCAGGCCCTGGATGAGCCGGGCCAGCGAATCTATCACGTCGCGTGGGGCAAGAAGGGTCCATCGGCCGAGCAGCAACAGCGTCAGGAGGATGCCGCCACCCGTCGCGCGGCGAATGACGATCGCGCCTATCAGGGCCAGCTCGACCAGGCGCAGCGCGGCTACGCCTCGTCGCTGCTCGCGCTCAACGACAATGCCGAAGGCCGGCTGCAGGTCTCTCTCCAATCGCTCGAGGCGCAGAAGAAGCAGCGCGATCTGGAGATCGACGACCTGGTCGTCGCCAAGAAGATCACGCCGGCGCGCGCCGAGATCCTGCAGCGCCTCAACGCATCGACGATCGAGCTTCGCGAGGAATCGGCCGTTCGCGACGAGCAGTCGCGTATCCTGCACGAGCAATATGAGATCGATCGCGCCGAGCTCGACGGCCAGATCGCGGTGCTTCAACTGCAATCCGAGCTGGCGACCACGCGCAAGGACCGGCTGCGCATCGCGCACGATATCCTCGAGCGCGAGCGCCAGGAGCTGCTCGCGCGCCAGCAGATGGTCATCGACGATCCGAACAGCAAGCCGAAGGATCGCGACGCGGCGCGTGCCGAGAGGGGCCGCATCAACCAGCAATATGATCTGAAGGGCCAGGTCACCGACAGGCAAAACGCGGACCCGCTGCAGCAATATTTCGACCGGGTAAAGGCGAACACCGCCGACATGAACGACGCGCTGAAGAGCGTCGAGGCCGACGGGATGCAGTCGCTCGAGGATGGGCTGCTCGGCATCATCGAGGGCACCGAAAGCGTCGGGTCGGCCTTCAAGAAAATGGCCGACCAGATCATCGCCGACCTGGCGCGGATCTACCTCGAAAAGTTCATCGTCAGCTTGATCGGCAGCTTCGCCGGCGGCGGCGACCCATCGGCCGCGCCCGGATACGCGCGCGGCGGCATCCCCGGCTACGCGACCGGCGGCGGCGAGATCCATGGCGCCGGCACCGGCACATCCGACAGCATCCTCGCTGTCTATGGCGGGCGGCGCCTGATCCGCGTCTCGAACGGCGAGTATATCATGAACGCTGCGGCAACGCGGCGATATCGACCGATGATCGAGGCGATGAACGACAATAGGATGCCGGGCTTCGCCGAGGGCGGCATGCCGGACGCGTCGATCTATTATCCCAGCCTGCCGAGCCCGCGCTCGATCGCGCCGAGCAACGTGCTGCAGTTGTCGATGCCGGTATCGATCCACGCGCCTGGCGCCGATGCCGCCCAGCTCGCCCGCGTCGTCGAGGCGCTCGAGCAGCTGCGCGCCGAGGTGCCGGCGACCGCGGTTGCGGCGATCGCCGAGGCGCAAAGCCGCAACATTCTGCGCTTCGCCGCATGACGTCGATCATCTTCCCGCGACCGATCATCGCGGGCGGCGTCCTCTCCCAGGGCTTCGATCCCGCGCGCGTCGACTATCTGTCGCCGGAGACGGGCGGGCGCATCTATTCGGTCGCGGCCGGCTCGCCGCTGTGGTCGATGACGCTGGGCTACAACAACCTGCTTATCCCGGACGCCTATGCCCTGAAGGCGTGGGTCGATAGCCTGGACGGCGCGAAGCAGTTGATCTTCGCGTTCGATATCGATCGTCAGATCCCGCTCTATCACCAGAGCGGACGGCCCTTTGCGGCCTCGCCGGCGACCTGGTCGCAGACGATCAATGATGACGACGTGCCGCTGCTCGAGCTGACCGGCCTGTTGCGCGGCCAGGTAGTGTCGGTCGGCGACTATGTCAGCTTCGTCTGGGGCGGCGGCAAGAAGTTCGCCTTGGTGCGTGCGCTCGAGGCGGCCAGGGCCGATGCCAGCGGGACGGCCGAATTTGCCGTCACGCCCGCGGTGCCGACTCTGATCGTGCCCCCCGAGGCGACCACGACGCTGCGCCGCGCAGGCTGCCTGATGCGTCAGGTCACCGCCGAGACCAAATTGATGGAGATCGGCACGGATTGCATGCCGGCCGGCAGCAAGGTCGTGGCGCTCCAGGACCTGATTCCGTGAAGGTGTTCACCGACGCGGCGATGGCCGCGATCGTCGCTGGCAAAGCGGTGGTATCGGGCGCGGTGAAGATCGCGTGCGACCCGCCGGTGATGGTGTGGGGCGGTTATGGCAATCTGCCGATCGGCGACGATGTCTATATCGGCATCGGCGATCGCGCGCTGGCCCAGTCGACCAGCGCCACCCTGGGCGGGTCGGCCCAGGCGGTCAGCCTGTCACTGTCGGGCGTAGACCCCGATCTATTGCCGCTGCTCGACGCGGCACACCTGCAGGGTGCGCCGGCGATGATCATGCGGCTGATCTTCGACGCAAGCGGCACGGTGATGCTCGACCATCACGTCTTCACGCGCGGCCAGGTCGATATGGCGCCCGTCGAGGAAACACCGCGCGGCGACGCGACGATCACGCTGACGATCGAGGGCGCGGCGCGCAGCCTCGGCCGCCGCGGCGGGCGGATGCGCTCGGACGCAGACCAGCGGCTGATCTCGGCGACCGATGGCGGCTTGAAGCATGTCAGCTACGCGGCCGAGAAGACGCTTTACTGGGGCGGTGAGCGGCCGGCCAATGCAGGCGTCGCCATCGGCGGCGCGGCCGCGAGCAGGGCAGCCCTCCAGGCGAAGATGGCCATCGGCTGATGGTCCGCGATTACGACGCCTATCACCGCTATATGGCGGCGCGGCTGGTCATGCCTTTTGCCTGGGGCAAGACCGCCAACGACTGCATCAGCCACGGCGCCGGCGCGATCCGTGCGCAGAATGGCCGCGACGTGCTGGTCGGGCTCAACTGGAGCACGGCGATCGGCGCCGGCCGCGTCATCGCCAGACAGGGCGGGCTCGAGGCGATGATCTCGGCGCGGCTCGCTCGAACCGCGCCGGCGCTCGCCCACCGCGGCGATATCGGCGCCGTCGCCGGCGACACCTATCTCGGCGGCCTGGCGATCGTCGTCATCGATGGCGCGACGGTGATCGGGCCCGGCGGCATGCGCTTCCCGCGGAGCGCGCTGACGTTGGCCTGGGGCATCGACTGATGTCGAAGCTGGTCCGCGAGATTGCCGGCGCCGCGCTGATCGTCATCGGCGTGGTCACCGGCAACTTCCAGCTGATCATCACCGGCGCGCTGATCCTGGGCTCGGCCGTGCTGACGCCCGGCGCGCAAAATCGCCAGGCCGCGGCACAATCGCTGCAGCTGGGCGAAGTGGCGCGCCAGCTGCTCCTGGGCCTGACGGTCGCCGCCGGCAGCCTGATCGACGCGTTCAACTATGGCGGGAAGTACAGCACCGACTGGGAGGTGCTGGTGATCGGCATCGCCGATCATGAGTGCGAGCAGCTCGTCGGCTTCTATGTCAACGACGTCTATGTGCCCTTCACCGCGGTCGGTGACGACATCGCCGACCATGACGGCGAGATCCCGGGCTATAACGGCCAGCTACGGGTCAACTGGTATCCGGGCACCGAAACCCAGATCGTCAAGCAGACGCTGATCGATTATGGTGGCTGGTCGGCCGACGACAAGCTCGTCGGCATCGCTCACATCGTCGTTCATTACAAGGCGGACGACGAGAAGGCCAAGCACCCGATATGGACCGCCGGTCGGCCGCGCTTCACCTGGGTGGTCAAGGGCGCGAAGCTTTACGACCCGCGCAAGGATTCAACCGTCGCCGGCGGATCCGGCACGCATCGCTGGACCGACCCCTCCACCTGGGAATGGTCGGACAATCCGATCGTCGGCCGCTACAACTGGGTGCGTGGCATTTTTGCCTGCAACCGGGTCGATCAGCTCGACCAGCTGCTCGTCGGCCGCGGGCTCTCCGCGATCGAGGCGCCACCCGAGAATGTCGCCTGGCGCGCCAACATCTGCGACGAGCTCGTCGCGCTGGCGGCCGGCGGGAGCGAGAGGCGCTACACCTTCAGCGGCCTGATCAACGCCAACGAACAATATCTTGCGACCGAGGAGCGGTTCGCTGCGGCCGTTGCCGGCGTGATCAAGCAGCCCGAGGGGAGCGTCGAGGTCGATCCGGGCCATGCGGTGACGCCGAGCTTCGCGATCACCGATACCGATTTCCTGATCGATGCGAAGAAGACCTTCTCCGCGTTCCGCAGCAAAGCCGACGGCCAGTGGGTCAACACGGTCGTCCCGCGCTACACCGAACCGACGCTGAAATGGGTCGAGCACGCCGCGCCGATCCGCCGCGTCTTCGACGACGTGCTGGCCGATGGCGGCGCGCGCGAGCTAGCGCTGGCGCTGCCCGACGTCACCTCCGGCACGCACGCCCAGCGCTGCGCCGAGATCTCACGGCGCATGGGGCGCTTGCCGCGCACCGGCAGCGGGACGCTGGCGCCACGTTTCGTCGGCATCGAGGAGGGTGACTGGGGCGTCTGGACGTCGGCGCGCCACATGGCGGGTGTGCCGATGACGGTACGCGCCGAAGCGATATCGGTCGACCCGAAATGGCAGACCACGCCCCAGCTGCGCGAGATCGCGGCGAGCGTGTTCGCCTGGACGATCGCAGACGAGCTGGCGGAAGGTTCGGTGGCGACGCCGAACACGGTGCCGACCTATGGCGGGCCGCCCGATGCCGGCGACTGGAGCATCGCCGGGGGGATCGTCGCCGGCACCAATGGCGAGGCGATCCCGGCGATCATCCTGACCGGTACGTCGAGCGATGCCTATGCGCAGTCGATCATCGTTGAATATCGCCGCCAGGACGTGATCGAGCAGGAGGACGGCACGCCGTTCGAGAACGAGGACAATAGCGGCACGCCGCTGGATAGTGAGGAAAGCGGCAACGACTGGATTGCCGAGCCGTCGCTGCCGGCCGCGACCACATCCTACACCATTCGCGGGCTGTCGGCCGGCGGCGCCTATGAGGTGGCGATCAGTTATTATGTGCGCGGTGCGGTCAGCGACCGGCTGGTCCTAGGACCAGTGGTTGCGGGCGCGCTGGGCGGGTCGCGCGCCAGCTATGAGATCAGGACGCTCGACCCGGCGTTTCCGATCACACCGGGCGATACGAGCTTCACCATCGCCGCGTTCACCGCGGTGCTCGACGATGGCCGGTCGATGATGTTCCCGGCCGCCACGGTCAGCGGGCTGGCCAGCGGCACGACCTATGGGCTGTTCTGGAACCTGTCGACCGGCGCCTATGAGGCGGACCTGACGCCGGCGCTGAGCCGCAGGGCATCGGCGAACTATGTGTTCCTCGAATTCTACACCACCTCGACGGCCGGGGTGTTCCCGGGCGTCGACCCGGCGCCCCCCGGCTATCTCGGCGGCGGCCCGCGCGAAATGAACCAGCCGATCTAGGAGAGCATGATGCGAATGATGACCTGGCTCGCCGCGATGGTCGCGGCGGCAGCACTTGGCGCGTGCAGTCTCGACACCCGCCCGCTCCAGCAAGAGGGGTTGGCGGTGAGCGATTTGCCCGATGCGGCTCCGCTCGACGGTAGTGAATATGTGCTGGCTGTCCAAGATGGGCAGTCGGTCCGGATGCGCGCCGAGGATTTGTGCCCCTCGAAACATATCGAGGCACGGAAATGATCCGGCGCCTGATCCACGCCGCGCTTACCACAGCGCTGGCCCTCGCTCCACTTACCGCGACGGCGCAGAAGATCTCTGACCTGCCGGCGGCGGTGACGCTGACCGGGCCGGAGATGCTGGCCGGGGCGCAAGGAAGTGGCTGTGCGACGCATGTCGCGCCGTGCAGCTCGGTGCGGGTCAGCGCGACGCAGTTGTCGAGCTATGCCAATGCCAATCTCGACCCGCAGTTGCTGGCGCTGGCCGGGCTGAGCCCTTCCGCCGACCAGTGCGTCTATTGGACCGGCTCGACCGCGGCGTCGCTGTACGGCTGCACCAGCTTCATGCGCGGGCTCGATGCCAGCGCGAACGCCTCGGCCGCGCGCGGGACGCTCGGCGTCACCGCGACCGGCGCCGACACGGCCTATGCCTTTCGCGCCAACAACCTGTCCGACCTGGCCAGCCCGTCGACCGCGCGCACCAATCTCGGCGTCGCGATCGGCAGCAACGTCCAGGCCTTCAGCAGCGTGCTGGCGACCTATGCCGGGATCAGCCCGAGCGCGAACGTGCAGTCGCTGCTCGGCGCGGCCGATTACGCCGCGATCCGCGCGCTGACGGCCACGCCATGGGTGGTCGCGAAATCGGCCGTGGCGGTGCCGCTAACCGGATCAACGTCCGAAACGACGCTGGCCACGATCACGATCCCGGCGAACGCGATCGGGCCGAACGGCCAGGTCGAGATCTATCTGTTCGGCTCCGCCGGTGCCAACAACGCCAATGCCAAGACCTTCCGCGTCAAGTTCGGCGGCACGACCTATGCCACCACGCTGGTGACCAGCGCGCTTGTCGTGCGGGCCTATAGCGTCATCGCCAACCGCAACGCGGCGTCATCGCAGGTCGGTTTTCCGACCGCGAACGACGCGATCACCGGCACCGTCGCACCGATCACTTCCGCGGTCGACACCACGGCGTCGGTCGCCATCGACATCACCGGCCAGCTTGGCACCGGCACCGATACGATCACGCTTGAGAGTTACTTCATCCGCGTCACTTTCGGTGGATAACCGCCGCGATGTCGCTGGCGCACGGGCCTGGAAACCGGGTGCCGGTATCGAGGTGAGCATCTGCATGGTCTCACGCCGACAGTCGCTGACACGCGATCCAACCATATCCTACAGGGGCATCAAGCCATGAGTGCAGGCAGGGTTGACCTTCAGGCTGATCGCTGGGTGCCGTTTGCAAAAACGATCTCCATCACCGGCTACGACCTATCGCTACCTGGTGCGGCGTGGCACGGCCAGGTGCGTCTCGTTGCCGACGCGCCCGGTGCGCCGCAAATCGATCTCCCCGCGGTCACGGATACGAGCGACGGCATTAGGCTCCTCAGTGTCGATACAACCGGCGATCTGCCGGTTTCGCTGTTGTTGATCCAGATCGCCAAGCTGACCATTTCGGGGATGCCGGCCCCGGCCGAGCCCGAGGCGGCTTCCGCGCCCTTCGATTGGGACATGCTGGTGACGCCGGCAGGCGGCATCGAGATCAGGTTACTCGCCGGCAAATTCTTCGTTCTATCAGGAGTAACGCGCGATGGCTGACGTCAATGTCACGGTCGTGAATGGTTCGATCAGCGTCGACGGCGGCGGTACTTCGCTGCCCACGGCGTTGCTGGCGGAGTTGGTCAACATTGCGGGTGAGGCCGGCAGCGATCGTATCCAGACTGGCCTTGATAGAACACAGACCGGCCTTGATAGAACACAGACCGGCCTCGATAGAGCCGCCGCCGACCTATCCGCCCAACAGGCGGCCGCCTCAGCCCTCGCCAACAACACCTTCCTCGCCGTGCATGCCACCGCCCTCCCGCGCGGCGTCACCAGCGTCACGATCGGCGGGACTGCGATCACCGGGGCGACGCCTGGAACCTATCCCCTGACCTTTACGGGCGGCTCGGTAACGGGCGCAATCGCCGATCTTGTCGTGGACACTTCGACAGCTGCGCATATCGTCTTCCACACCGATGCGAATGGCCATCCGACGAACGGCCTGAACCTTACGGGCGGTACGAGCGCGCCGACGATCACCAATCCGGCGGGCGCAACGCTGCCAGTTGGCACGACGCTCACCGCTGTCCTCGCGCCGCTGATCGCGACCACCGGCCAATATTGGGCGCCGACCAGCGACAGCCTCTATCTCGCACGCTGGATGAACGACGGGACGGCCACGCCAGCGGCAGTGCTCAATCCGAATACGACGCAAATCAGGATGCCAATCGCCGGCGCACTTACGGCGGTGATCGATCTTGGGCCCGTCCCCGCGAGCCCGGCTGGTATTTGGCCGGAGATTCAGGACGCGGACGGTCGTGTCCTTGAGGGCGTCTATCCGGGCGGGGTCAAGTTTTCGCCTTTGGGTACTCAACCATCCGACATTACGACCCTGCAAGCTCGTGCGGTCGCTCTGGAATCCGTGCTGCCCAATTATCCGGCCAGTCCCGAAGGTATTATTCCAGCTATTCAGGATGCAGATGGTCGTATTATCGAGGGGTTCTATCCCGGCGGTGCCAAGTTCGATCCGCTAAGCGTCGCGGTCACCCAGTATCAGTCGATATTCCCTATGGATGCTCGATTGCTGGCGTCCGATTACATCGAGATCAGCGAGCAGTCGACCACGCGATTGCCAATTATCCGGCCGATCGTCGAGGGCAACAACTTCCAATATTGCGCGCCTGGAGCGCGCGTTGGGTTCGTCACGAATGCACGGTATGTGCAGTTTCGGGTTGGATGGAATACGCTTGTCACCCGCAACGTCGCGACAAGTTCCTACGACTATGCGTCGGTTCTGGCCGAGGGCGTCGAGGTGGCCAGCTTCGTGCGCGCCGTTGCGTACAACGTCGCCGGCAGCGATCTGATTGCGGTCGATCTGGGTTCGTCCGCGCTCCGCAAGATCGAGCTGATCTGGCCCTACTGGACCGGCATGGACCTGCTGGAGGTTCTGACGTCCATCGGGTCGGCCGTCTCGATCGCACCGGCACGGCCCGCCACGATCATCGCATTCACTGGCGACAGTATCACTCACGGTGCAATCGCGAGCAAGGAAATCAACAGCTGGGCCTATGGCGTCGCCGCCACCAAGGGCTGGCAGATGAAGAACTTCGCGAACGGTTCGGCACAGGCCGTTCCCTCACAAGGTTCTGCGCTGGCGGGCTGTGGCGCGTCTCGCGCGACCCTCATGATTGGCTATAACGACTGGAACGGGAACGTCGCCCTGGCGACGTATCAGGCCAATGTGCTGGCCGAACTGCAAAACATGCGAACCGCGCTGCCAACGGCCAAGATTTACGCGATCACACCGATCTACACGACCAACACGGGCGCGAACACGAATGGCGACACGATCGCCAATTTCCGCACCGCCATGTCGAACGCCTTCACCGCCTGGGCCGATGGCAACTCGACGCTCGTCAACGGTCTCTCGCTGATGACGAATAGTTCGACCCGTCTAGCGGACGCATCGGTCCATCCAAACGACCTTGGGGCCTCCGAGATCGTCACCAACCTTTCCGCAATCATTTCGTGAGGGCTCAACCATGTCCATGAAACTGCAGGGTTACAAGAGCGGTAACACCAGCGCCCCGATCTACATACCATCGGCCGCAACACTCGCCTTTGCCGCCCTCACGGGCCGTCTGGCGTGGCTGGAAGGCGACGCGGGTGCGCTGATTTCCAATGGCAAATGGTATGACCGCGCGACGGGTGTTGGCTACCCGGTTACCGGCACGCTGGCCGGCGGTGCGGACACATACACGACAGGCGGTATTACTCGGGGGGCGGCCGTCTTTGCGGGCCAGTCCGTCGATCTGGGGAGTATTATGCCGGTCGGCGCGGACTACTCAATCTTTGCTGTGTACAAGCAGAGCAATGAGGTCACTCAGGCTGTTCATTCTCTCTTGGGCAGCTCAGGAGCGAGCTGGCACGCATTCCACCTTAACCAGACATCCGGACGTCTTAATATGTCCCAAGCGGCCGCAAATCAGTACGCTGGGGCGGTTGATCACACACCTGGCAGTGTCTATCGCGCAGGACTTGTGTACACTGAAACGCCCAGGACACGAACAATCTACTTTAATGGGACACAGGAGGCCACTGGATCGGTCAGTGCGTCCAATGCTGATCCCACCGCAATTGTTGGAAATATTCCTGGCCTTGGCACGGGAAGAAAGTTCTTCGGTTCCCTGTATCACATATCTCTGTGGAGCAGGGCACCATCTGGGTCCGACCTTACAGCAATCAATGCATATCTGGCCGAGCAGTACGGGTGATTTCTGACTGGTTGAATCACTCGCGCGCGGTTGCCCGAGGTCATATGGCGCACGGGGACCTCCTTCATGACAACAGCCCCGCCGGCAGTGCGGCACGCACTGGGGTGGCCGAATATCGCCTATCGCGCGATCAAGGCGCGGCTTGACAATGTCGAGCTGGATGCGCGCGAGGATCGGTCCGTTGCGACCTGAAGATCAAGACGCTCGGGTGACGCCGGCGTTGGACGCCGCCTGCGACGGGCAGGCATTTCGGTGACCTGAAAACGAAGGAAAGCCAGTGCATCAGATTGACTATACCGGCGCCCATGGCGGGCAGCTGGCGATGGCGTTCGCCGCCGGCGTCACCTTCTCCGCGACCATCCTGCTCGCCGCCGGCGGCTTCATCTGGCGCGTCTTCGGCGACGGCCGGATCAAGGAACTGAAGACGCAGCTGAGTGATGAGCGCGCGCGCTGTGACGACGAGATCGATGTGCTGCGCGACCGGGTGAAACAACTCGAGACATTGCTGATCATGCACGGCCCGCCGCTGGTGCGGCGCGGACTGCAGACGGCGCTCGAGGAACGCCAGGCCGATCCGGCCGCGACCGAATGACCACCGGCGCCGCGGCGCCACCAAGCAAACATCGGAGAATATCTATGTGGACGTGGGATCAATCCGCGGGCGCCTTGTCGCGCGCCGGCAAGATCGTTTCGACAGGCTATTCCGGCCAGGGCCGCGGGCTCAACAATCCGGCAATGCAGGCGGCGACGGCGATCGGGCCGATTCCACGCGGCAAGTGGACGATTACCGCGCTGCGCCTCTCCGGCGCTTCGACCGGGCCGTACACGCTGGTGCTGGTGCCAGACGAGGGCACCGACACCGAGGGCCGGTCGGAGTTCCGGATCCACGGCGACAACGCCAGGCTGAACCACAGCGCCAGCCATGGCTGCATCATCCTGCCGCGCGCGATCCGCGAGGCGATCTGGAAGAGCGCCGATCACGCGCTCGAGGTGATCACCTGATCGACGGCAGCCCTTCCCTCGCCGCCACCAACAACAACGGAGATCCCCATGCCCAATATGCGCGCCAAGATGAACCTCGCTTCAGTCACCATCCACGCCGGCTGCGAGTTGCTGAAATTCCACGCCGTCGCCGCCAGCTCATATCCGGCCGATGGCAGCGACGAGGACAACAGCTATGCCAAGTTCTCGCCGTCGGCGACGCTGGACATCACCATCGCCAACCCGGCGTTGATCGGCCAGTTCAAGCCCGGCGTGAAGTATTACGTCGACTTCACCGAAGCCGAGTGAGCGACCGGCGCACCAGGCGCGAGGATCCGCGCCCGCTGACCGCCGCACCCGTTGCCCGTCTCGCGGCCGATCGGTCCGACCGCGACTACGTTGACCAACCAGACCGCTTCCAGGGCGTCCCGCTCGATGTCGCCTTCGCGCGCATCTTCGCGTGCCGCTGATCCTTTACCCCTCGAAAACGGAGAGCATCATGCTCGATCTTCTCAACAACAACAAATCCATGGTGGCGCAGCTCGTCGGGCTGCTGTTCGCCATCCTCGCGGCGTTCCACGTCGTGCTGCCGACCGCGATCGATCAGCCCGCGATCGTCGGCATCGCCGCGCTGCTGCTCACCGCGGTGACCGGCGTGCTGCGCTTCGGCGTCGGCGGTAACCCGGCCGACGCCAAGGAATGGTGGCAGTCGCGGACGATCTGGACCCAGATTGTCGCCGCGCTGTTCGCCCTGGCGGGGATCCTCGGCTTCGTGCCGAAAGGGCTCGACCAGGCAACGGCGATCGCCGGCGTGATGATCGTCGTTGCCCTGATCAATGTCGTGCTGCACCGCGCGACGTCGACGGCGATCGCGAGCAGCTGATGCTGTGGAAGTTGCTGGCGGGAGCGGGTGCGCTCGCTCTCGCCGCCTTTCTCGTGATCATGTACGGGAATTCCCGTGCGCATGGCGGCGAGCTCGAGGAACGCGGCAAGTGGCAGGCGGCCCAGCTCGTCGCCGAAAAGACCAACGGCGATCAGCGCGTCGCGAACGAGCAGCGCGTTACCGCGGCCGTCGCCGGCTGGGCTCAGCGCTTCGCCGATCGCCAGCCGATCATTCTTCGCTCTCACGATACGGTGACCGCTTATGCGCAAACTCCCGCTGGTGCTGCTCTCTGCCTCGCTCCTGAGCGGGTGTACGGGATCGACGCGCTCGATCGCGCCCTCTTTCCTGCCGGCACCCCCGCCGGCGCCGGCGCTGCAGCCGTGCCAGCCCCGGCCGGCGCACCGCCAGGCTGACGGTAGCGCGACCTCGGCCGATGCCGAGGCGACGATCCGCGACGGGCGCGAAGATCTGGCGGAATGCGATTCCCGCCGCCGCGCCGCGGTCGATGCCTGGCCGAAATAGAATAACACCGCGAAACGGCTCGCCAGGCGCAAGGTGCCCGGCGTCTTCTGATCTACCGGGCAGGCCCAAGGCCATGCTTCTCGCGTTCGGTCGGTGACAGGTCGCGGAAGATATTGTCGCTCGGCGCCGCCACGAGGATTTCCCATGTCGCCATGCGCTTTGCGATCCGGTCGACGATCGCGTCTAGCGCGGCGCTGCGTGTCTCGCTCGTGCTGTTGTGCAGGGCCTTATAGGTCGCCTGACGCACCTGCATCAGCTCGTACTTGATGGTGAAGCGCAGGGTCGAATCGCTGATCTGTTCCATGCCGCTTGCTGGAACGAAAATAGAACACGCGTCAAGCCGCAGCCATTCGGCCGCGCTAAAATAGGAGAAATCTGATGTCGCTAGCGATCCTCGCCGTGATTTTCGTGCTGATGCTGCTGGGCGGTTTCTTCGTCGCCTTCGCCGAAGGGATGGCCGACACCGCCGGCGCCGGCGACGGCAAGGCGGCCACTGTCGCGTTCATCTCCGCCCTGGTCGGCTTTGTCGGCCTCATCTCCATCATCGTGATCGCGATCTATCGCCTGTTCATTTAACCGGCGATCGGCTGGGGGTATCAGTCGGGGTATCGCGCGCGCAGCGCGTCGGCGGAAATGGCGGAATTGTGCCCTTTCCGGCGCTGACCAAGGCGGAGGGATTGTCCGACGCGGTGGCCCACCGGAACCCGAGTTAGATCTAATTCGGTTTTTTGCGCCTGCCCGGCGGCGAGACCCGCACCATGCATAAAATCGGTGCATAATGCATAAACGGGTGAGTGGCCGGCTTCTGTTGCCCGGTGCCGGCCGAACCGCGACAGCTGTTAGGCTGCCAGTGCCATCTCACCGATGGCGGTGTTGTCGTTCGCATTTAGCGTTCTTGCCGGCATAACGGGCCAACCAAACGGATCGCGTCCTTCACGGCGCCGGGCATGTCGATCCTGTTTCGCCCCCATCGATGCTCGCGGCCGATAACGTAGCGCCGCGAACAATGGTGGAGGCGGCGGGCACTGCCCCCGCGTCCATGCCAAACCCCGATCGTCCGAATTACGATCGTGGAGCGACGCTATCACGACCGGCCGACCGCGCCAAATCCACATTAAATCATGTGTTCGCGCACATTAAATCATGAGGTCCCGATGCTAACCAGCGCCGCGGTGAAAGCCGCGCGGCCGACGTCGCGCGCCTACAAGATGGGCGACGCGGGCGGCCTCTTCCTCCTCGTCGCGCCGACCGGTCTGCGCTCCTGGCGCATGAAGTTCCGGTACCAGGGCCGCGAGAAGCTGCTCACTTTCGGCAAATATCCCGAGATCTCGCTCACAGATGCGCGCGCCAGGCGCGACCAGGCGCGCGGCGCGATCGATCGCGGCGAGGATCCTTCCGGCGCGCGCCGGCGCGCGGCCGAGGCGGTCAAGGTCGCTGAAACCGCCATGCTCGATTCTAGCTTCGAACCCGTCGCGCGTGCCTGGCACGCGAAGCGGCGATCGCGCTGGGGCGAACAGCACGCCCAGGACGTGCTCGACAGCCTTGTGCTGCACGTCTTCCCGCCGATCGGCGCCACGCCGATCGGCGACATCGACGCGCCGGCCGTGCTCGAGCTGCTGCAGCTGCTCGAGGAGCGCGGCAGCCATGAAACCGCGCGCCGCGTGCGCCAGCGGATCTCGGCGATCTTCGCCTTTGCCATCTTCAAGAACCTCGCGTCGAAGGACCCGGCGGCGATCGTCGTCGACGAGCTCGAGCCGCGGCCGCCGGCGCAGCTGCAGCCGGCGCTCGAGGAGATCGAGGACGCACGCGCGTTGCTCGCCGCGGTCGACCAGCTCGTCGCCGGCGACCTGGTCAAACTGGCGTCGCAGCTGCTCGCGCTCACCGGCGTGCGTCTCGCCGGCGTGCGCGGCGCGATCTGGTCGGAATATGAGGGCATCGACTGGGACGTCGCCGGCGATGCGCCGGCGGCGCTGTGGCGTATTCCGCCGGCGCGGATGAAGCTGACCAAGGCGAACAAGTCGGATGCCGCCCAGGAACATATCATCACGCTGTCGCGCGCGGCCGTCGAGGTGCTGCGCGCGGCGCGCGCGATCGCCGGCGCGCGCACCGGGCCCGGGGATCTGGTTTTCCCAGGCCGCGACGGCGGCCAGCTGGGCGAGGGCGCGATTGGCGATCTCTATCGCCGCGCAGGATTCGGCGGCCGGCATGTTCCGCATGGCTGGCGCGCGACCTTCTCGACGATCATGAACGATCTCCATCCGGAGCTGCGCGGCATCATCGACCAGGCGCTGGCGCACAAGCCGCGGAAGAGCGACGAGGTCGGCAACGTGAAGGTAGAGAGCGCGTACAACCGCGCCAAGCATCTTGAGCGCCGGCGAGAGGTATTTGAGCGCTGGGCCGCGCTTCTTTGCGACGATGCCGCGGATGCTGGCGCTGAGGCAAATCGGCACGGTTTGTGCTCTTCCCC